TTATTTAACCATCTCTTTTTCAACTAACAACATCAGGATATGAATCACTTTAATGTGTATTTCCTGAATACGATCGGCATAGCCAAAATGAGGAACACGAATCTCTACATCGGCTAAGCCATCCATTTTGCCACCATCTTTACCGGTCAAAACAATCACTTTCATGCCTTTTGCTCGGGCAGCATCAATTGCTTTTAAAATATTAGCGGAATTTCCAGAAGTGGATAGGCCAAACAGGACATCCCCTTCACGGCCAACGGCTTCCAGATAACGGGAAAAAACATAGTCATAGCCAAAATCATTACTGACGCAGGAGATATGGCTAGGATCGGAAATAGCAATAGCCGGATAGCCAGGACGGTTTTCACGATAACGACCAGTTAACTCTTCCGCAAAATGCATGGCATCACAGTGAGAACCACCATTACCGCAGGACAATACCTTACCACCAGCTTTAAATGAATCAGCCAGCAATAACGCCGCGCGCTGTATCAATTCAATATTGGCGTCATCACTGAGGAATTTTTGTAATACTTGCGCAGCTTCATCTAATTCACTACGGATTAAATCCTGATACATGAAAAACCTCTTTTTTATTCATCAATATTGGTAAGTCATTAACCGTCTAGTTTAGCGGATAGCAGCCCTAGCGAGAAGCCCCATAATCCTATGCCGCCTTAACTGATGTTATTCTGTATTGCTGTTTTGGCTATCCTGAGGATATAGGCGATTCAACTGTTGCCGATTAGCGGCCCACACCAATGGCAACAGTAACACCGAAGAAAGTGCAGCAACAATAATCGCCAACACCCACAACGTGGCACAAACGCTACGAATATTATGAGACCAGTTTGCCCGATAACTGAAAACCATCAATCCGGTCGTCGCCAACGCAGCAATAACGCTAATGTTATAGATCATACTGATGGTGGCATCACGCTCTGACATTCCCAGTGTGCCAAAAACAATCACCAGATAGATCACCATACATGCTATGCCTAACATATAGCTGGGTTTCTCCCGACCAAGCTGAAACTGTTGAGTCACATCTATCAACGCTTGGCGATCGTCTCCTGCTATAAACGGATCAACCCATCCACTGCGCGGCCCCTGAGAAAATAGCACTTTTTTACCCTTCTTAATTACCGCAGAAGAGGCACTTTCTTGCGCCACCACACTACCGCCTTTTTTCCAGACCAGTTCTAAACCGGCAATACGCTCAGATAGAACCTGAAAAAAACCGGTAACAAATTCAGCATCAAATTTTTTCTTGAACAGTAATTTTAAGAACCACATAGCGACCTTTGGAAATCGGAACAATGACAGGATTAACTTACCGCAAGATTAAGACTAATTCGCGCGTTGGTGTAAAGAGAAATGTGTGGAATTCAAGAAATAGGTTTGTTGTTGCTATTTGAAACAGGACAACCGAAGAATCTTATCTATCAGCTTTATGGTTTTTCTGGCCAAACAATATCTGAAGGATTAGCGATGACCAACCGATTTAATAACACTCGATACTTCTTCCATTGTAATAATTTTTCTTGATCGTTGCTTTCTGCAAGATCCAGATTTATTGCATCCTTTAACAACTCAATTTGATAATTAGCCTCTTGTAATAACGTGTTCTTTCGCTCTGTTTGTTGTTCTATTACATAGCTAGACTTCTGTTCAATATCCTCAATCCAGCGTTCGCCATCCCAAAAGTCAAAAGGTTGTGGTTTCTGTAATGTATATCCCACGGGAACATCACCAACTTGATGAATAACAATACTTTCTTTCGTCTCCGTTGAGTAGGCTATTTTACCTCGTAAATCGATGATTAATTGCCACTGACCATTTGCCTCGCACGGCCAGTAGCCCGCTTTAAATTCAGGCACAATACGTAATGCATTATCCGGAGTAAGTGAGTCGCTATTTGCCTCTAATGAAAATGTATAGGGTCGATAACAGTGCCTATCATCAAAATAATAGTTAGTTGTTGTCATAGCTAAATGCCTAAATAAATTGCAGGCGTCATTCCCATATTTAAAGGGCGATTTTCTTCAGCTGTTGGAACAGTAAATGATGCATCAAATGTTAATTCAGAAACTTGCGTATAACCAGACGTACCATTCTGATGACCTTTTATCGCTTTTGTCGTTTTAAATGCACCAGAACTGATAACATTACTCCCTCCTCGGCCATCACTGACATTATTAATAACACCATTAATATTCCGAATAGCATCATCCTGAATATGACCAACCTGTCTTGAAATGCCATCAACCGATCTCAAAAATACACCTCGCCCATCTGAATGAAAGAGATTAGGTAAATTAATGGTATTATTTATTACTTTAATACCCCAGTCAGTCTTAAATGATATAGATAAAGAGTTAAGCGCCTTCCCTTGAACAGATGTTAACGAATACTTATCACCATTAGTAAAATACCAACCAACAGGTAATTCATTCTTTCTAAAAGGCAATAATTGAATAGAACCAACTGTTGTTTTCTCTATATGGCGGCTAATATTATCCGTTGTAATAATTTCCTTCCAAACTAGACGACTATCGGTATTCATTTTATAACCATACCAAAGTCTAGAACTCTGATAAGAATAGAACATACAACCAAATCCCTGCCCAATATCTCTATTACATATCTTTTCAATATAGCCATAAGATATCGGCAATTGATACCCACCCGATTGAACACACATAAACTTTGCCCCAATAGGCAAAGATAGAATATCATCATCTGATGAAATAGATTTCATTGGTGAGCCATTGGTTCTACCAATATTAGTTGAATTATCAAGCATTGAATTAGTATTAATACCATGATTAAACGTTACCTGACCACTTTGCCAATTTAGTCTAATCGGCCTTAAGGAATTCCAGGTGCCATGGGGATCGTTATTATTAGTAAACAATATATAATAATCATAACCATCAAACCTTGAAATTGCCGCTCGATTCTTAACCATAATTCGGTGAGCATCTAAGTTAGTTGTTTTAAGCTCGCCAGACATGGTATCACCAGATTTACTTACTGCTCCAACATCACTAGCGTTTAATACCAAACTCCCCGTTTTACCATTAACACTATTTACCGGAATAAGTTTTTTAATCTGTTCAATGGTTAACGCAGTTTCTTTCCACACGGTATTAGCTTTTGGTTCTATTCCTTTACTATTTCGTTCTGCTAGCCAAACATCTTTGTTATAAGAAACTAGCGCCCCAGCGGGATAGTCTTCCGTTTTTGACCATTCGGCAATACCTCGTTGTAACAGGTAACGAATGGCTTCATCGGTACGTTGGCCTAAGGCATTAAACCACTCCATCGGTGGAATACCGCCGGTTTTATCAAAAGCCACGCCCCAGCCGCGAGAAATATCGGGGAATGGTTTTACTTCATCTTGCTTTGATGATTCAGCAAGAATTTTTTCATCTGGCCGCTGATAGATAGTCATAATTTTTATCCATATATTTTTATTTAATAAGTACGCAAAAAATCCGACGAATAATCGGTATTAATATATCTGTAAGTTAATCTTATTAACTTCATTTATAGAAAGAAGGAGGTTAAGGAAAAACTGAAGCTATGTTTTTACTGAGTTTTAGGTGCCGCTACAACTGACGCACCGTCAAATGGGAATTTGTTCGCACTGAATTGGGATTGTACTTCAGCGTAAAATTGAAAATACATGCCTCCCGGCATAATCTGTTCTAAATAAACAGCATCTTCATTTTTTACTTTCTGAATAAGTTCATTGCTTTCGGTTTTAAAGTCATATGATTTCCAGGTTTCTGGATTTCGGTTATATTTATTTTCTTCAAGAGAAACGATATCACAAGTAAATCCGATTTTTGCATTGCCATTACTCTTCTCGTCTAAATCATAGGTTTTTCTTGCCTGTTCACCGCATCGTAATCTGACCAAATAATCAGGAAATTCCGTGCGAAAAAGTTTAACACCACTCCAATGAAGATAAGGTAGTGTATATTCAGAAGTGATATCACTAGAAGAACAGTAGCTATAATAACCAGAAGAACCATCTTTTCTTGCAATTAAATTCCCTCTTCCATCCGAAACTTTAATCGTCATTTTACAATTATTATAACCAACAATCCTGGATCCATAGTTTTCCTGAGCCCTCCTGATTGCCTGAATATCGCAATCCATTTGAGTATCAACCCCCTTATTAGGAATATCATCAGTTCCTGAACCACTGCAATATTGGGACCATAATGATATATTCTGTTTTCTTTCACTGAGATCAATATCCGTCCCATTGCCACATCCTGAAATCTCAAAATAAATAGGATATACCTCAGCGGAAGATAGATAAGGTATCATCTTACCCTCAACACATATTGATGGTTCTTCTTCATCCCAATATTCTGGTGAATCAAAGTAAGAGTTCTTATCCACCTGTAATATAAAAGGATAGTCATTACGCATTTTTGTACATGTCCATTCGGACTCATCAGTACCACTAACTTCACTCTGCCAGTAGAGATAAAGACAAAAACCCTTTTTAGCCTGCCAAATATGGCGGCCAGACGTTAATGTTTTTAACAATGGAATATCAAAGACAACGTGTAAGTCCTCGTCTTTATCTGATCGATGCTCAACAATATTCTCTGAATTACTTTGAGTTGCTTCCTCTTTTACCCATTGTCCGGCACATCTTACGTAACGTTCGCCATCTTTTGGCGCTTCGATAATAAAATTGGCTGAATCAATCGTTAAAGCGCTTTCCCTCCATACGGTATTCATTTTTGGTTCTATGCCTTTATTGTTTTTTTCCGCCAGCCATATCCTTTTATCATAAGAAACAACGGCGCCCACTGGGTAGTCTTCCGTTTTTGACCATTCAGCAATTCCACGCTGTAATAGGTAACGAATAGCCTCATCGGTACGTTTACCTAAAGCATTAAACCACTCCATCGGAGGAATACCGCCGGTTTTATCAAAAACGATTCCCCAACCGCGAGAAATATCGGGGAAGTCTTTTACTTCCCCCTGTTTTGATGACTCAGCGAGGATTTTTTCATCTGGACGTTGATAGATTGTCATTGAGTGTTACTCATAAAAAATAGCCAGCGAATAAATCAATAGCCGCTAACTACTGTAATTAATGAAATATAAAATTTATTTGGGAATAATTTATTGAGGCTGAATAGGTCTAAATGAAGGATCGGGATAATTTATATTTTGCTCAAAACGCCATTTCCTTAATGCCTTTCTATATTCTACCCAAGCTGGTCTTGTGGCTATTACGGAATCATCGTCATCATCATGTTTTAATAATTCATCAGCAATTACACGCATTTGCTCAGAAATAAAAGCGTCCTCAATGGCCGGATCGCCCTTATGCCATAAACCATCTAATTTGGCATGCCAATCGCCGTCTGCTGGGCGCTGAGATAACATCTTAATGTAACCGTCAAATGGCAGGGATTCGCTTGTGCTGCTATCAATCAGTTGCTCTGAAGTATTTACTTTTGCATATACTTTCATTATGTTACCTTCCAAACTTTTACTCTAAATGGAGCAGAGGTTAAATCAGCAATGGCGTGAGGAGATCCTGTATTGTATGGCTTATTTAAGACTTGAATATTACCACTTTGCACAATAATTTTATCATCATCATATTGATAAGCTGCTGTACCATGGCCACCTGATGAATAAATAAATCCAGGAGCTCCCCATTTATCTTTAAATTTGACTTCCACCATACATATAACACAATGACCAGGAAATGGATTATCAACAATGACTCGGGTATTTAAACCAATTATCATTGGATTATCTTTGGTACCCTGTGGATATAAAACAGCCATTTTTGGAAGGTAATTAGCAATATCGTAAGCTGTAATAAACTCATTCCATTCGGTCCAAACTCCATTTCTAGCAATACGTAATGACATATTATTACTATCTAATCTTATTCCAAGTTGAGCAGCAGCTACATCCGTATCCTTTATATGTATAAAATAGCTATAATTATAAGGCCTCTCTCCAACTGACCTTGGACTTGCTAAATAAAATCCAGTCCCTCTTGTAGTATCATCTATACTCCCTTCCCCAATATTTATTTTCGCACTACCAAGTCCAAAATCCCCTTGTTTTAATGCCCCAACATCCCCCGCATTTAACACCACATTCCCCGTTTTCCCATTCACACTATTAACAGGGATTAATTTACGGATCTGTTCAATAGTTAATGCAGTCTCCTTCCATAACGTATTGTTTTTAGGTTCTACACCTTTGCTGCTTTGTTCCGCCAGCCATACCCCTTGATTATGAGAAACTAAGGCTCCCGTTGGGTAATCTTCTGTTTTTGACCATTCCGCAATACCTCGTTGTAATAGGTAACGAACAGCCTCATCGGTACGTTTACCTAAGGCATTAAACCACTCCATTGGTGGAATACCGCCGGTTTTATCAAAAGCTACGCCCCAACCGCGAGAAATATCGGGGAAGTCTTTTAGTTCGCCCTGCTTAGATGACTCAGCGAGGATTTTTTCATCTGGACGTTGATAGATTGTCATTATTTTACCTGTAAAAAAACAGTGCCTTTATGCACTAACATAAAGGCACTGTTATCTAAATAATAAGATAGTCATTAGAAAATAAAATATAAATAATTAAATTAGAATTAATATATAAATTAATTTATCAATCAGGTAAATATGGCCAATGAATAGTATTTTGTGAACAATCCACTCTGCTTAATAAAATTCTATATTTCTTCCACTGTTCTAATTTATCCCTATCACCCAAAACGTCCATATTCAAATCAATAGCATCTTGTAGTATATTAATTCTCTCTGTTGCCTCAGCAGTTAAGGAGGTTCGTTTTCTATTGTTGACTGATGTTACTTGCTCTTTAGTCAAAATAATCTCCTGAGCCTTAAGGATATTATCAATAAACACAATCTCCTTACCTTTAGATTGTTCAATCAATAATATCTCGTATTCACTCTCAGATAATTTAATCACATCAGAGGGAATATCATCATTTATACTAGAGATGTAGAAACCTTTAGAACTTGGGCTATAGTAATACTCAATAATATGTTTATGATTATACTCATTTAAATTTTTATTTATCATTTTCATTACCATATATTATCAGTTAATAGCCAATCGCAATCCATCTGACCGTTTCATTATGGCCATCATTAAATAATGTAGCTCCCGTTCTTGTTAAATTACTGAAGTTCATACCGGCCTGATTAATACCACCACCAATTTTGTTTATAGAACCAGAACCTGAAAGATGAAAACATTGATTAATAAATGAAACGGGAAAAAGAAAATTCATTGCTTTATCCACCGGTGCATCTATTGAACCCCATTGTATAATCAACCCACTGGGTAATTTTTGATAACCATTTACACCAATTAATGCATTGAAACAATTACCAATATTAGCAGTTGTAATAATTTCAAATAACTTACTCCAGTTTCCTTGAACATTTTGTTGTAAATAGGCTGTTGGAATATTTGCTGCGTAACCATTTATATCAGGAGTGACCAATAATCGAGACACCCAGCTACCTTTAGGATTAGTCCCATTCGCTGAATAAGGCATCGTTATTCCCATGAATCCAGCATTAGGGCCACCAAATGAAGGAGGTAATGCATTTCTTGCTGCAACTTTAAATCCCCCCCATTGCTCACTTAGATCATCTGTAAATTTATTATTCGTTTTACTTATAAACGGATTAAGACTTCCTATTCCATAATCACCTTTCATAATTACCGGATCGTTTGATGATATTGTTTTGGATGGCTCAACATAAACAATCTTTTCAGGTTCAATATCTTGCCAAATAAGTTTATCGCAAACGCTGATATAAGATGGATGATATCCACTTAATCTGGTTAAGCCTAAAAAGCCACCGTAAGACGTGCTTTTCAACCAAAGTTCTACCGTATTATCCACGGCATTGAATACCCAGCCATAACGGTTTTGATGATCTGGATGCAATGATGGGGTAATAATTTGGTGAATAATAGTCGCTTTATTACTCTCTGTACGGCAGCTAAACGATACATACTCTAAATTATTATTTGGGCTACCAAAGTTATTAGCGCCAGAAACTAAAAATGAAACATTTCCTATATCAATCCTATTTATTCTACCCGTTGCTATTTTGGCATATCTAACTTGTTTACTGGTTGAATCAACAACTAATTGATTAGCAACTTGGTTAACCGTCGGAATATTGATACCATTTTTTGTTACGTTACAATTTTCGAAATTCCAAACACCTGAAATTTTACTTGCATCAGGAGTAAACCGAAATCTAGTTGTTGTCCCGCCGGCTCCATTATCTGTTGCTATACCAAATGTATGATTACAAAATAAATCGGCCTTAAATTTATTTTGATGATTCGTGACTAAACGTACCATTGCAAGAGCACTTTTTTGAACGTGTAGATCACCATCCAAAACTCCACCTAACTTATCTAACGCCCCAACATCCCCCGCATTTAACACCACATTCCCCGTTTTTCCATTCACACTATTAACAGGAATTAACTTACGGATCTGTTCAAGGGTTAATGCCGTTTCCTTCCATAACGTATTGGTTTTCGGCTCTACACCTTTGCTGCTTTGTTCCGCCAGCCATACCCTTTTGTTATGAGAAACTAGAGCTCCCGTTGGGTAATCTTCTGTTTTCGACCATTCAGCAATTCCCCGCTGTAATAGGTAACGAACAGCCTCATCGGTACGTTTACCTAAGGCATTAAACCACTCCATTGGTGGAATACCACCAGTTTTATCAAAAGCCACGCCCCAACCGCGAGAAATATCGGGGAAGTCTTTTACTTCGCCCTGCTTTGATGACTCAGCAAGGATTTTTTCATCTGGACGTTGATAGATTGTCATTATTTTAGCCACTATATTTAATATATAGAAATCAACCTGACTAGCCATCAGTTTCACTCTATATTTATTACCTATTTATAATTAAAGTTATTTAAATTAAAAAACTCTATAAATAATCTATTTATATATCGCCAATCTAAAAGGAAATTCTGCGATAGACGTGGATGGATAATAATTCACGGGTATCCCAGAGGCATCTCTATTCTTAGCTAACAAAGTCTGACCTGTCACAATATTTAATTCTGCATGCTCTATATCTCTAATAATATTAACACCATATGAATACCACTTTTGAGCACCGTTATTGAAATGAGATAGAAAAACAAGCTTTAACCACCTTGTTTTCCCATCAGAACCGATTACTCTACATTGAGGAACATAAGTTACACCTTTACCAGCATATTTATCTTTAAAAATATAATGGCTATTCATTGAAATAATTATCGGGTTTTCAGAGGTTCCAGTTAAATAATCATATTCAATATTTGATAACATATGATCATTAATATTAGCCGTAGTTATTGCCTCTACCGGTTTCCCCCAACCGTTTAAAGCATATTCTTGAAAAAATACCGCCGGTGTTTTACTTGCTACACCATAGGGATCTGCAGAAAATAATATTCTATAAGAATATGGTAGGCTGCTTGTCCTATAAGGAATGGTTAATCCTGCGCATCCCAACATACCTGATCCTTTCATTGATTCAGGTAATTCATTTGGTGGTGAAGCTTGAAATGTACCATTTTGCTTTGTTATATCATCAGTAAACTTGCTATCCACAACAAGATTTTTGGAGCCAAGGCCGTATTCACCATCAACTAATAAATTCTTTCCATTTTTGGTGACGTTACAGCTTTCAAAATTCCATGTATTCTTATCAGAAATCCATCTTAATCGGGTTTTATCACCATCCTGACCAGTAATATAGTGAATAAATGTATCATCACCACTAAAAGCATTTCTATATACACGATTTTTCTTTTTAAATGTTAACGTTGGTGCAATATCTTTATCTATAATTACCTCACCGGAAAAGGTCCCTCCCGATGATAAAATAATACTTTCCCAATTACTCCATATCCAAGAACCAGTACTTTTATTACCATGCTTTATATAGTGAGTACCCTCATGAAATAAAATTAAAGTACACGCACAATTAGCATCATACAGTCGACGTTTGACGGTTAAAGTAGCCCCCCACACTTTATTATCATCCGGAGTTCCAATATATTTTCCTGATAAAGTGAATTCATTATTTGACGATGTCACCAAATCGCTAGAAAAATTAGTACCGGCAGGCAATAAAGGTGATCTTGTACCTAAACCAAAGTCTCCTCGTTTTAACGCCCCAACATCCCCCGCATTTAACACCACATTCCCCATTTTTCCATTCACACTATTAACAGGAATTAACTTACGGATCTGTTCAATGGTTAATGCAGTTTCCTTCCATAACGAATTGGTTTTCGGTTCTACACCTTTGCTGCTTTGCTCCGCCAGCCATATCCCTTGATTATGAGAAACGAGCGCTCCTACCGGGTAATCTTCTGTTTTTGACCATTCCGCAATACCTCGTTGTAATAGGTAACGAACAGCCTCATCGGTACGTTTACCTAAGGCATTAAACCACTCCATTGGTGGAATACCGCCGGTTTTATCGAAAGCCACGCCCCAGCCGCGAGAAATATCGGGAAAGTCTTTTACTTCCCCCTGCTTTGATGACTCAGCGAGGATTTTTTCATCTGGACGTTGGTAGATTGTCATGAGTTATATCCATATTTACTTGATTTTTTTAAATAAAAAAGCCGCGATAATTTTTCTATGATTATCGCGGCTTTGATTAAGCAGACTATTCTGGTTGTTCTGGCCATTGAATATTTGGTGCCGTCTCAATATCAACGCGGTTGAGTAAAATACGATATTTACGCCAGGTCGTTAATCTGTCCCGATCGTCATCAAGTTCAATACCAAACTCAATGGCATCAGATAAACGCACGATTTCATCTTTGGCTTGCTCATCCCGCTGCTGTTTTTCTATTTTTGCAGTATCAACTTCAGCCTGATGCTCAGCGTTCTTATCTGTTACCCACCGATCATCATGCCATTTATCATAAATCGTCATCGGTTTTAATAGTGTCAGCTCTGCCGGAATAGGCCCTAACTCAGACATAATCTGCTCAGCACCGTTATGTTTTACATAAGCTGTTTCCCCCCGATGGTCTTCAATATATTGCCATTCACCATCTCTGCGACAAACAGCAAACCCAGCTCGACTCACAAAAGGCTCATCAAGATAACTGTATTGAGGCAATCCTATACCGGCAACTAAAAGCTCATCGGTTGAATTTAAATATTCGCCAGTTATTGAATCAACGTTATAAACGCGAATGATCCCTTCATTATTGGCTAATCCATACTTATCAAATTTAATATTATTCATTATGCCGCCCTGACTATATATAAAAATGCAATATTACGGGGACGGGTTTCTTCTGCTGTTCTCACCTCTCGGGATGAATCAAACATGACATTTGTCCCCCAACCATCACCAGAACCACTTTTAATGCTGGTACTCCAGCGGCTATGTAAATAAGCACTTCCGCCAATCCAGTCATAATTCCTGTCGATAGAACGAAAGTACCCTGTGATTTTTTGCATCGCATCATTCTGATCCGTCAATATCCCTCGCGCCTCATCAACACCACGCCCATCATCCCAGCCTCGAATAAACTCACCGCGTAAATCAGGCAAAGCACCAGCGGGGTAAGCTTTCGCTAAAAGAGGAAAACGATTTTTATCAAAGGATGCGCCATTACACTTTAACCAGCCGGAAGGTGGATTTATATTCGGCCAAGGCATGGGGACGCCCACCGGGGTTGTAATCGCAAAGCTATTCACATCGGTGATAACCAATTGCCAGTTAGACCAGCTATTGCCTCGCTTAATCCGAGAAAATTTTTCACCGCTATTGGCTACCGTTAGGTCCTGATAAACCGTATTTACCCCGACATGAACCAGAATATAGCTATCGTTTAGTTTGGGGATATCTTTCACCGTACTGGCGACAAAATAGAACCCTGTAGTAAGCAAGTTATTTGCCGTTGTGACATTGGTATACTGGGTCTGCTGATTGCCTAAACCAAATGCCCCAACTTGCATCAGTTGATTATTGGCGACACCAACATCACGCAGTGCTGCGGCTCCTAGTCTCAGGTTCTTACGCACAATCACCGGGTCAGCATCAGCCAGATTTTTGCTTCGTTCAAAACTGCCCACATCCTGAGCATTAAGAACCACATGATTTAGCTTACCATTCACACTTTTGACTGGCACATCCGGAATTAACCGTTTAATTTCTTCAATGGTTAATGCGGTTTGTATCCAGGCGCTGCTCATTAAGGGCTGTTCATTGATATTCGCTCTAACAGCAACCCACATTTTATTTTTGTGCTGAACATAAGCATTAAGGGGATAGTCTTCCGTTGCTGACCAGTCTGATATCCCTTTTTGTAGCAGGTAACGAATTGACTCATCCGTCCTTTTACCTAACCCATTAAACCATTCCATTGGTGGGATGCCATCTGATTGTTCAAAAGCAACTCCCCATCCTCGTTCAACATCAGGAAATGACTCAACCTCGCCTACTTTGGCTGATTGAGCAAAAACCTTCTCATCCGGTCTTGTATATTGACTCATAGTATTCTCGCAAATTGTCCTTCATTAAAAGCATACGCACCAACGCCTCCCAATAGGCCAAAGGGCTTATTCGAGATAGCTGTATAGAAATAGATATTGACGCCAGCGGGTCTGGGTAAAATATCCAGCTGGGTGATGGCATAACGCTTAAATGTTGAAATATCATCGGATTTAATCACAACAGAAAGCGACATATCATATTGGTCGTAGGCGATCGATTCAGAATTAAAAATAAAACTTAATAGTTCAGTAATATTTTCAATAGTGCCGGTCATATAATTTTTAGCGATCCGACAACGAATTAAAAAACGATAGTCTTCATCATCCAGTATTGCTGACTCGGCTAAAATACTGCCTTTTTTATACCACCTGCCGCCTGACTGCCTTTTTTGACTAAAGCCCTTACTATTTAAAGAAGCCCAAAAGCCAAATAGCTCTTTTGACATCGCATGATTTAATATGCGTGACTGTCCAACGTGTTTCCCAATCAAATCAAGATTTTTACCCTCTGCGCGATCAATATTGAGTGCTTCAACCAAGCTAATTAAACCCTGAGCCGTTTTTTGATATTGTTCGCTAACCAGCTCAATGGTTGCTTTAGCCTTTGGCTTATCTTTATATTGCCAAATCAGTAACTCACTATATTTCATCGCACAATCACCTCAATATCATCAATATGAATGTTGGCAATTTCACGAATATTAATATCAATATTCTGCGCTTTTAGAGGTTCGCCCTTACGGGCAATAAATAACTTATCAACCCAAAAGCCCTGAGTCTGATTAATCGGCGTATATAAGCGTGAAATATTCACTGACTGACCAATAGAGAATGTCATTTGACTAATCGCCACTTTAATTGCATCAATATCAATGCTGGTAAAATCTTGATTACGGCACAGTTCTAAATAAACTTGGCAGTTTGCCCACTTAGGCCGATCAAAGCAGATATCTCTGGCAATATTTTGTGTATCACGTACTACAACGGATGTTTGACCGAATAATCCGGTTCCTGCAGTTTTTCTATTAAATACGGTTTCTGCAATCAAATAATCATCGCCACCGTCAATAATGACATTGATAGAATGCGCCGGAACCTGATTTTTATCCGGTTCACTGGTCGAGTTTTCCAGAATCATCACTTCTTTAACGTCAGGTAATTGATTTAAGCTGGCCACTAAACCATCAACGTTATTTTTCGCCTGTTTAGCCCGTGAACGAAAAAAGCGTTTTCTAAACACCGGATCGCTTTCTTCTTCCTGACCAATCTCCGCAGCATAACTGCTCAATGCATATCGCCAGCCTAGAACAACGATTTCAATTTTTAGTTCTGTTTTTTCGCTAACCGGGTAGCTGCCTAAATATTCACTGCGAAAATCGGCCACTGCCGACCCCTGAGCATTTAGCGTGACATCATTGACCAGCAACCAGCGATTTTTATTTGGATCGCTAACAACAGCGCCTGAATAAATTTTGGTAAACGGATCGCCAGTAAGTACCACATTACGTAAGTAGCTATAGCTTGCTTTTCGTCTAATTAACCCTGCGTAGGCAGCCCTTTGTTCTAGCCACACGCCTGTTGCATGATCCGGATCCAGAGCTTGATAAATCACTTCTGCCAGTTCTTCTAAATCAGCTTTAATCTGTCCAATTAAGCCAATCATTTGACCATCTGGAGAATCAGGATCCAGATTAATATCATTACCATAAATACGTTTGAAACCGGACTGCAGCTCTTCAATTATTGTGTTTAGCCTTTCAGGAACATAGCCTGTATGTGTAAGTTGTCCCATATTTCACCTATAAAAAAACCTGCTTCCGCAGGTTTAAGTTTTTACTATTAATTGTTGGTCATATTGGTCGGTTAAATAAACGGACACCGTCATTTGCCGACTATCGGGATCTAAGCGCATGGTGAACTCGTCTAATGATTTAACCCCTTCCGTTTCCAATATCTGTAATTTAATTTCTCGTTCGAGTCGGGATAAATCAAAGCTTCGTTCAAAGTGCGGCAACCAGGGAATACCATGTTCCAGATCGTGTACCCAATCACCTTTAAAGGACAGTAATCGGGTCTTGACTCGCTGTGCAATAGATTCGCTATCCTGCGCATAATTAAAACGTCCCAAACCAAATGACCAATCATGGTTTTTATCTAATCGTCTAACTCGCATTCGGTGCTCCTGTTGTTCCTCCTGAATCGCCAGGGTGACTGTGATTGGTTAAACTCACTCCATTGGCAATCACATCACCTGCAACTTTAACCGTGCCAGAAATACTGGCCGATGCGCCGCCACTCCCTCCTGAACCAGCCATTCCGCCCTGATATGTCAAAAGTTGCTCAACAAACAGAGGACATTTGATAATCATCTGCTGGCCATCGACCTCAATGCTGCCCGAGTCATCAATTTTGACATAAGCTGAATTATCCACTTTACGTATCGCAATACAGTCCATATCAAACGCCGGTATCGCTTTTGGTACTGAACTAATCCCGGGAATAAATGACGCATCAGATAAATCAAATAAACGATAATCTAAAGGTTTACTGTGATCCCCTGATTGAAACCAACCATCAATACAGCGTTCATTAATAATCACCTGCCCTTCATCACCAGGTTTAACTGGAAACGTTAAAGCAAATTCACCTGCTCGAGGAAACTGAACGGGAACATCTAGCAGTACCGGTAAAGAAATAACCGTATCATCAATGAGAACTTGATCGATCATCGGTTGAATTTGGGCTGTTTGTAACGCTGGGTTAAATGCAACAACTTTGCCAGGAAAAGCGGTGTGTATTTGTAATAACGTTGCCTTGATTGTGCTGGCAATCGCATTATCCTGTGAGGGCATACTGGTTGATAGCTCACTCATTCTTTTCTTCCCTTTTATTGATTAACCGTAATGTGGTTTTCCAGTCACCGCCAATGGCATCCCCCTGATGCAATACACTAATCACTTTATAATCACCGTTATGAATACTTTCGATGGATTCAATACGGACCTTGCTCCCCACCTGTATTTGCGGATTAAGTAAACAACAGACTTCAAGATCTTTATCTGACGTTGCCGGTGAGCCAATCATGCCGGTATCTTGTGATAACACCGTAATTTCTTTATTCAGAAAACGATCGTTAGGTAAGAAAACCAACTCTCCATCCTGAATCGACCAATCGGCATTATGCTTTATCGCAATATCACTCAGTAAATCACGTGAGGCTCCATGCAAAACCTTACCGCGCGGCAAGCTTAACTCGGATTGAATATCAATCGAGCCGGGTTGGGTATTTTTCATTGAGTCTGACAGCGCCTGAATAATATGCTGATCGGTACACCCTGATGCTAACGATCTTGAAATAAATGAATTTCTATAGTCAACATCGCCGTCAGCACATTCCAATTCAATAAGAATATCAAGCCCATCACGTACAACTTTCGTAGTCTTAATGTTGCCTGCATAAATCATGTTCAGCCGATCGTAGCCGACAAATAATTTGAGATATTTAAATTGTAATGAAATTAATTGCTCACGATGGCTTTGATTAAGATTCCAAATTTTAATCTGGGCCGGATTAGGTTTTTTATCAATGGTTTTACTGATAGAAAATTCTACGCGTAAGTTATTAATGGAGATCCCATCATTTTCATCACCAATATCAAGCCGAAACTGGCGATTAAATTGCCTCATCCAATACCTCTGATTTTAAACCAACGTGCAATACACAGCGAGAATCCAGATCGTCCATAAAAATAGGATCTAAACCCAATTGCTCCTCATCAGTTAAATAAAAATAGTATTCAGTCGGTGAGCGCCAAAGAATTGGGGTACCCACCACCAATGCAGCCCCTTGTACAATAACCTTTTGCTTTTTCACATCATAAACATCCATAAACCATTGGGTACCAATACTGTTATAGCGTAAAGTCACCCGTAATTTACAGTCTCTAATCGTGAAGTGAAATTCTTGATAAGGCATTGATTTTAATTTTATTTTATACATATCAGCCTCTAATTGAAAACTACTTAGGAGCAACAGAACCCACTGACGTCTTTGCACAGCCTTGACTGGCAGCCCGTCCTGATAATTGCTTTTCATTTTTTAGAATAATACCAACGCCATTTATTACTTTTGATTGCACAATAAATACCTCTCTGGCAGTAATTGAAAAATCAGCGAATCCTTCAGAACTCTGACTAACGGATAAAGATTCAATTAACATATTTTTATAGTGCTTAATGCCGGTTGTAATCTCTATTGTCTGACCTAGCTTTTGTAACGCCAGAAAGTCATCATAAATACGTTCAATACGATTACTTTTCACTGAGCGATCTTTCAGCCAAGCTTGAGAGTTATCCGGCGACCATGGCGTAATGGCATGTTTTGCTTCTTTGGCGCTATCGTTATTTAAACTGGCATTTTTCTTGATCCTTTTTTGACACAGTTTTTCTGCATAATCAGTTCTATTTTTTAATCCCGGAATAGAAACGTCATTCACAAAATCCTTATTACCGCGAATGGTTGGCGAAGCAGTATTAGAAAAAGCCTCCTGCTCACTGTCATAATCAACAACAAGGCCAGAGATACTAATTGATATTGGTGTCACCATAGAATGGTCAGTAACCGATGCACCAAATTCAACCGGATTTTCGGTAATTTTCAGCTGTGAACCATGTTGTTCTGACTTGGTCACATCTAACGTTAAATGCCCCACTCTACGGTTATACAAGCTCACCCGTTGCTCTTGATTAGAAATAGAAGCGCGGGATTTTCCTCGTTTATTTGATATTGGCATGGTTTATACCTTTAGTTGTGCCCGGTTATCTTCATAGGTTGACACATCCCTTTGTTTTAATTTTTTATCAATAATTTCAGCAACTAAGTGGGGATTATCCGATGTGATATTCATATGAACCGTCTGCTCACTATGATTATTAACCGCAATATCTCTATCTTTAGCACTTCTTATTTGATGGGAAGCCCTTGTTCGAGCGGAATCAACGGCTTTGGGAACTTCACTAACCGTCTTCAGCGTTTTATCGACAGTGGCACTAATATCATCATCGGAACCAAAGCCAAAGAAGCTACCGATAGCAGAAAAAATACTGGTTACTGCCGAAAACTTATCTTTTATCCAGCCGATGACCGCATCAATACCACTTAAGACCCAATCCCATGCGGTCTCAAAAGCATCGCTAATAATGTCAGGAATATCCGCACATGCGTCTTGAATAAATGCGATAAAATCTTTAAATGCCTGTAATGGATTGGAAACAATGCGCCAAATTAAACTGAAATAACCAACAATAAGGTTTTTAAAAAAATCAAACAGCCCCATTACAAACTGTTTAACCGCATTAAACCCCTTGACTAAGGGCTCCCAAAATCCTGCCAGACTTGACTCACCGCCATCAAGGTAATTGCAGAAGTCTTGAAATAAAGCGTATAAGCCAATTAACGCAGCAATAATCAATCCAATTGGGTTTGAAATAAACGCAAGCCTTAGATACTTAGCAAATAAAATCACTGTTGCAATGGCGGTAATCAGGATCTCATTGAATCCAGCGGTCCCATTAATAACGGAAGAAATCGCTTTCACAACCATTGTTAGTATATTTGCTAAGAAAGAAAATACTGAACCTAATGCAGCAATAAATTGATCAACAGATTCTTTATTCTCTTTCAAAAATTTAAGTAGTTGCTCACAAATATCAAGTAATATCGGCAAAAAAGCCGCTAATAATTCTTGAAATACTTTATCTGTGACTTCAGATATTTTCTTCTGCACTTTTTCATACTTTTCCGCTAATCCCTCCATGCCCGGAATTTTGGACATATCGCCCAATATATTAAAAGCATGAGAAAAAACCCCTTTGAGTTTGGAGAACGTAGAAAAAATGGTTAGCCCTCCTTTTTTTATCCCGGAAAAAGCTTTATCCATACCAGAACTTAACTTACTCATTCCCTGAGAAAGTCCGGCCGGAATTTTTGACAATAGAGGAAAAGATTGCTGACATTTTTCAGCCAACTGACTAAAAAATTGTTTACTTGATACTATTGCCTGACTAAACGCCCCATCGACCTTATCCGCCATATTCTGGCTAAAAACCGCCAGTAGACTAATAAAGCTGGTTCGAACCCCTTTAAAGCTGGTCATTAACTCATTTTTCTTCTCCGACACAAAGTCAATGAATTGGCCAAAATGGTTACGTAGCTCATCGAATTGCTGCTTTATCGCTGCAAATTTACTAATATACTGAACAAGCAGGTTCAACTTTTCTGACAGTAATACCGCTTGTTTTTCGATCCCTTCCAGACCTGATAACTTAGCGATTTCAGTAAGACGAGAAGAAAAACCGATCACCCCATTTTCTAATCGAGTAAAAATCGACGTGGTATGGCTTGATTGTGCGGTAATATTTTTAAAAACATTCGATTGAGACTTATCTACCCCACTGAATAATTGGTTAATTTTAGAAGCACTACTCTCAATATTATTAACAATATCTTTTGTCATTCTGGAGTGTGATTGATTAAATTTCTTAAGCACAGCTTGTTGCTGAACTTCCAATACTCCTGAAAGTTTGAGTAGCGCAGCATTGAGTTTATCCATTCCAGATGATAAATCTGATAATTGCCCTACTGCACTCATGTTATTGGCTTCTCATTATGCTGGCGTTGTATCTCATCCCATTCCGTTATGGCTTCATGAAATGAGCATAAATCACCAATTGAATAAATTGTTTTTAGCTCATTCAAAGTACAAAGGCCCCGCATAACGGGGCCAAAAATGAACCAATCAGTAGAGCCTGTTACTCTGTCTTCGGTAGAAGACCCGATAACAGACTCTCGCCGCCAGAGAAAAAATCAGAAAATTGATATTTCACCCCCTCAACAAGCACATTAATCATATGAGAACGGTATTTATTAAAGTGTTCATTAACTTTATTGCTTAGCTTAAAAGCATTTCCTTCAATGGAAACCGAAGTATGCTCAAACACCAATTTTTCAATGTCATTAACCACTGGATCGCCTAAATTAGACAACAGCGTACCGATTGAAACTGGTTGCTGACCATGACCAAACTCTAAACCACGCAATAACGAAGCGGCTTTTTTTAATGCACTCCAGGCTGCAACGGCATTGGCTGGCGTCATAACATAAGTCACATCATCAACTGAAAATTCTTGTTTCATTTCCATTAGTTTGCATATCCTTTTTCAAAGCGGAAATCCATTTTTTCAAATACGATGGTCCACGTTTGGGCATTATGACCAGCACCGCGAACGTAACCAGGTAATGTGGTTAAATAACCTTTCGTGGCCGTCACTTGGTCTTCATTAAGTAAATCGCGAATTTCTAATGTGAAAGGAACAAATGTTTTTAGATTTTCTTGCTGACGAGCCCATTCACTAAACTGTTTGTTATCTGCTGAATGCTGTTTAATTTTTAATGCTAACGTACCCGATTTATTTGGCTCCCGGATAAAAATACCTTTACCATCTGCACCAATTGTCATCGCCCCCATATCTGTTGCCCGAGTAGCGCTAATCACATCTGAGCCATCGGCCCAATCACTCATCACGACACCATTTAAAATTACTACTGTTTGTTGTGGGTCAAAAACTGCCATCTTATTTTCCTTATAAAAAAAGCCCTAAATGGGCCTAAAATTAATTAATAATAAATAGATTGAAATATTAACGATTGAAATTCACCATCACATCGACAGAATGAATGGCTCCTGCTAACTTAACTGCAACTTGGATTGGTGGTGATTTACGTTGTTCACGGTCGGATATTGATAAATTATCAACGGTATCAGCCCATACATAGAAACCATCGTCTAAGCGATCGCCTGAATTTAATGTACCAAAGCTATCTCCATTCCATACCCCAGGTGCAAAAGCACCGTTTTTAATACCTTCTAAACAGACTTTCTTCACCGCAGCAATTAATCGAGCGGTTCCAGCGTCAGTTAAAGGAACTTTGGTTGGTGACTGATAAAGCACAGCAAAGGTTTCTTTTTCAACTGCATCAATAAACCAGTCAAGAATATGTACTTCATCAAAGAAACGTTTGCCAAGCACAGTGCCTTCCGCCACCATGGCCGCCTGATCAAAATAGGTGTAATAGTTCAGACCTAATGCTTTACATTTATTTGCTTCGGTCAGTGTTAAATCATCCGCAGAAACGCCCGGTAATGACTTAAATTTCATGGTAATGGTTGAATTATTGGCAGAAAAATTAACGGCTAATGCTCGAGCTAACCAAGAGTTAATCGCATATTGATCGTTCTTATCATATAAAACCACTGTGCGATCGTTCTGTTTATCCACCAGCTTTTTGAAAATATTGCCATTACTATTTTCAATATGAGAGGATTTTAACGTTGTTAAACCTAACACCTTTTTATCAGAGGCTTGAATCCAGTCGGACGCGGCTTGAATTTCACTATCGGTTAATGCCGCAACAATACTTGCTGCATACCAATTTGGATTTTTATTTTGCAATGCGGTAAACGCTTCCGGCAATGATTGCACGGAGATTGTTGCCGCATCGCCACCTTTCAGTTTTTCAGCCTGCCCATTTTCCAACTGTAGCAGTTTGCCAATATAGGTGCCGGATAATGCTGAATCAACGACATAATCAACAGAATGTTGCTGCCCGGCATTTTTAGCTTTAATAATAAACCGCTGCCCAACTTCATCAAAGATGACGTTAATTGGGCTGGTTTTTGGCAACAATGAATTAATCATGGTAGCAATACTGGTGAAGCTTGATACGCCGCTTGATAAATCCAAGCCTGAAATATCAAACTTCTGACCATCAGCAACCAATGATAAATAGCCATCGGTAATATAGGCCATATCGGCTAATGTTGTGCTAACAGGATATCCTTCAACCGCCGCTTCAACCGCCGAAATCGTCTGAGTCGTGTTATTCCAACGCGCAATAATAAGCTGTTTTGGTTTTGGCGTTTGGGAAAAAAACAGACGTGATGCCGCCGCAGTTTCAGAACGTGAGCCAAATGCTTTTTCCACATCATTTTGTGTGGCACATTCAATAAATACGGTATTGGGATCGGTAAAAACATGACCATATTCTGGTGTGAATAGCGCTAACGTGCCAAAGTCGCGTCGAAATGGCGCTACTGGTGATGAGTTAAGCTGTACATTAACAATTTGGGATAAAGGTAGTGACATATTTCTCTCTTTCTTATTTTAAGTTATTGGTTTCTGTATGAACAACCAGACCGCAAGCGTCCATGCGTCGCTGTTCTACATCCACATTGATTTTATGAGTTAAGATCAATTCCATTGATACAGATTGTTCTGGTATTGACCCTTCATTTTGTTGCCTTATCGGCGACGTTTTAAGAAGGCTTAAATGTTTTCTTTTGAATTCACTTTTACCTTGGCTGGAATGAATTACACAATAAGCGCGCATCATTAATTCATAGGCTTGTTCCCCATAGGTTGTTAAACGAATAGTTGATGAACAATCAACAGTGACACGTTCAATTTCATCATGATGAAGAAATTCCAATTTTGCTCCTCCTAAAGGAGCTACCTCTAATAATGCCAATGCAGCAAGAGGACTGGTCAAATTGGGTTGAAATGAAGCTGTAATTTGTTCATCTGTTAAACGTAAAAGAGACTTGAGAATATCTTTTACACTGTAGATGGATAATGTTTCTGTTGGCATATTAATTACTCTTATCACCAATGAAATAGGCAATATCTGTCCTCTCACTATAAAAATAGCAAGAGGCATGTTTAAATCCCCTAAATGAATGATTAATATAATCCGCTGTCAGTTAAAAATAATAAAAAACAAATTACATATGCAATATTTCGTTCTAATAACCTTTAACTTACCCAACGTTATTATAATGAATAAAACTATAACACCAGCTTAATTATAATTAGCTGATATAATTTTTAAATGTATAAAATGACCTATCACGCATTTCTACATTCAGCCATATTTAGATAATAAAAAACCAGCCGAAGCTGGTTATGATAATTACCATTAACTCAAATAAAGTTATTAGATAGACATAAAAAATAAAGTCTGATATTTCATTTAAATACTTTAAGCAGCGACGTCCATTGCATCATCAATCTTAGCTAAAACATATTTTTCAGCATAATTTAATGTTTCAGAAATAGAATGAGGCCGTTTGCCCATCACCTTAGCCTGACGGTTACATGAAATCCTATTTAAATAATAAGAAGTTAATACCGCATAAGCGAACGGATCCGAACTCCTTAATCTTAATACAGATTTATCAACCAACTCGGCTTCATCTTCAGTTAAAAAAGGACGATAATCAAACTGTTGATTGACCGATATAAACCCCGAAGAATGAGAAGGAAACTCAGTACCTACTCGTTTAGTGCCTCTAACATTTGCCCAGCCCTTTAAGACTGTTTTAATATCTCTCATCACTATTTTCCCTGTAGTCATCCTAAGCTATACACAAAATGTTAAAGCACATGCGCAAACATGTCAACAAAATAAACAAAATGTTTATTGCAATTTTAAACCGTTTGTTTAAAAATAGTTTATATAAATTAAAGAAAAGGGAGATATCATGGGCTCATTATCAGAAAGACTAAAACAAATAATGACAGAAAAAAATTTGAATCAAACAGAATTAGCCAAACTTGCTGGTGCTTCACCACAATCCGTCACTAACTGGTTAAAACGAAATTCAATGAGTAAAAATGTTGCACGCATTATTTGTGAGAAGACCGGTTACTCTATTGATTGGCTATTATTCGGTCTTGGTCAAGATGCACATACTGATACTAATTTAAAACCATCACGCCTACAGCCCATTACCTGGGAAGAGATATCGACAACAAATACTGAGTTTGTTGAAGTTCCAGTTTTAGACATTCATCTCTCAGCCGGCGATGGGTACTACAATACAGAAGAAAATGAAATCTACACGCTACCTTTTAGGGCTCACACACTCAGGCGTGAAGGTATTCATGTTGAAAACTTAAAGGTCGTCAGAGTAACGGGTGACAGTATGGAGCCGAAACTTTCTGATAACGATACTGTTTCTATTGATACCGCAGATAAAATTGTGCGCGATGGAAAGATGTATGCTATCCGTATTGGCGACGTGCAAAAAATTAAAACATTGATACAGAACTCAGATGGCAGCATCACCATGCGCTCTTATAATGCAAACTATAAAGACGAGATTGTTGCTAAAGAACAAATAGAATGTGGGGAATTTACCGTTATAGGACGAGTATGGTGGATCTCATCAATCGTTTAATGCCATCTTCCCGACAATATTGATTGAATTGATAGCGGGCTAAAATAATAAATCAAACATTTAATCGATCAAATAATGAACAAAAATATCATGCGCATAAAAAAATACCAGACACTAAGGTCTGGTATCTTAAAGTAGTGGCGGAACGGACGGGACTCGAACCCGCGACCCCCTGCGTGACAGGCAGGTATTCTAACCAACTGAACTACCGCTCCACTCGACTTTCCTTGGAAAGCGGGATGATAGTAAGGTTCCGTGCAGCGGGAGTCAATGAAAATTTACTCAAACAGAATCATTTGCACACAAATTCAGCGAACCGAATAAAAACAGCTAATTAACGGTTTCTCCGTCAACGGGTGTGCGCCAGAGACAACTGCCCCCTTTCTTGGCAATAAGATCGAGACGTGATTCGTGGGCTTCCACCTCTTCATCAGAGGCATAAACAATTTTGAGAGCACTTTCGGCACGAACAAGACGCTGAATTTCGGCACCTCGGGCTTGAGTCTGCGTCTCACCATCAACAGAAAATGATAATGAGGTTTGGCCACCGGTCATCGTTAGATAAACTTCGGCCAAAATTTCGGCATCGAGTAAAGCGCCGTGCAGCGTTCGGCGGCTGTTATCAATATCTAAACGGGTACATAGCGCATCCAAACTATTACGCTTGCCCGGGAACATCTTACGCGCCATTAGCAATGAGTCAGTTATCGTACAGAATGACTCAACTTTCGGATAATCGCTACGTAACATGCGAAACTCATGATCCATAAAGCCCACGTCAAACGACGCGTTGTGAATCACTAATTCCGCACCATCAATAAACTGATAAAAGTCATCGGCGATTTCCGCAAACGTTGGTTTATCCGCCAAAAATTCGTCGCTAATCCCATGTACCGCATAAGCATCCGGATCAACCAAGCGGTCGGGCTTAATATACACATGAAAATGCCTGCCCGTCAGGCGACGGTTCACCACTTCAACAGCACCGATTTCAATAATTCGGTGTCCCTCATAGTGAACCCCAACCATATTCATACCGGTGGTTTCAGTATCGAGAACAATCTGTCGTGTAATTTCAGTGCTTATTGGTTCCAT